AATGTGAGAGGCGAGTTCACGATACGCCTAGTGCCCCCTGACTACGAGAACTCAGTGATTTACTGAGTCGTGGCTGTCGGGGACGTCTTATGGGGTTTGTGCTATGAACAAATCCATTTTGGACGATGTTGGTGGGAGGGACGTTCAAAACAGAAAGTGCACAGCCTTACTCATACATAACATCATGCCCAAGGAATTCAAGATGATTGATCTGTTCGCAGGGACCGGAGCCTTTACTCGAGCCTTCTCTTCCACCGGGAAGGTACGTTGTGTCTTCGCAAACGACATGGTTGAGCCATCCAAGATTGCCTACGATGCAAACTTTGATCACAAGCTCACACTCGGCGATCTGAATGACATCAAGGTAGAAGACATTCCGGCACACGATATTCTCACAGGTGGATTTCCATGCCAGCCCTTCAGTATCGCTGGTAAGCAAGAGGGTTTCGAAGACAAGCGTTCGAACGTATTCTGGAAGATCCTGGAGATAATCGATCATCATAACCCGAGTTGCGTTGTCCTTGAGAACGTGAAGAACCTTGTGACACATGACGAGAAAAGGACGTTTACAACCATCATCGAGAACCTTCAGTCCAGAGGATATCATGTCAAGCATAAGGTTCTGAACACAGCGAAGATCACTGGAGTGCCTCAGCATCGCGAGCGAATCTACATCGTCTGTCTCAAGTCGAAGGAGGCCTTTGACAAGTTCAGTCTTGACTTTGATGAGATACCCAAGGCGTCTGTGTCCTCTCTTCTGCAGGAAACGGTTGACGATAAGTATTACTACACTGAGAAGTCCTCGACGTGGGGACTTGTGAGTGAGGCTGTGACGAACAAGGACACGGTTTACCAGTACCGTCGGGTCTATGTCCGTGAGAACAAGAGCAACGAGTGTCCGACTCTGACAGCCAACATGGGAGCCGGAGGACACAACGTACCACTCGTACGAGACGAAAAAGGTATTCGTAAATTGACTCCTCGAGAGTGCTTTACTCTGCAAGGGTTTCCCTTGGATTATGTATTGCCTAAGATGTCTGACTCAAATCTCTACAAGCTAGCCGGAAACGCGGTGTCGGTCCCGGTGGTTACTCGACTGGCTGAGAGACTGGTACCGTTGCTGGGGTGAAGATACCCTCGAACGAGCCCTCGTACAGCTTGGTGACGTGGTCAGCAATCTGCGGGCGGATGGCCTCCCACGAGATGTGAGGACGGCGCCCCTGAGCACACTGATCAGCGAACGTCTCCGATGCATTCATCCGAATATTTTTCCATGCAGAAGACTCGTTCGTGAGGTTGACAGACCAAACCACCAGCTTGTCCTCAACGATTGAGCGCAGGTCCAGGAAGTAGATGCGGTCAAACACCTTGCGGGGGCCGAACGAGGACGGCCCAGAAGACATGAACGCCTTGATCTCCTTCTGCATCGAGCCAGACACGAGGTCACCCTTCTTGCCAACACACTTGGCCCACTCACAGGTCGTGTCACCCTCGAAGTTACGAATCACAAACTTGACGATGTTCTCCGTGATGTCCTCCGGAGGATTCTGACAACGAATCGGAAGGCCAGTCGTCAGCGAGATGGCCCGCGTAGTCGCAACCTCGGCCTTGAAGGTAGTGTAGCGGGTGCGCAGGATCTCCTCCGTGTAGGTGTCCTGCACAGGCGCCTTGTCCTTCTGTTTCATTATATTCAACTTGAGCTTATAGCATGCCGGGCAGAGAACCCCGGTCTTGGAGACCTCGAAAGGCTCATCGACATTTCCGCACCAGTCGCACCAGCAAGACGTCATCTTCGAATCGTGAGAGGCTAGTTCACAATAAGCCTGGTACCCCGAACAACTAGGACACAGAATGAATCTGTGTGTTGTAGCTGTCAGGATGTCTTCTGGGTTGCCTGGACAGAACAAATCCATTTTGGACGATCTTGAGGCACGAATGTAAAAAATTGGGGGGTTGTTGTTGGGTTTTGGTTTTGGGGTTTTTTTGAAGAGTGATCGCTAGATGTGAGACATCAAGGAGAAGGTTCGCTGTAGGTCCACCGAAGATAGAACCTCGATACCCCGTCATCCATGCTTGCGTAGACTCGGTAGATCAGGTCCCCCCGTTGTGCTTTCGTCGCACCAGACCCCCAAGAGCGCATCCCTACTGCGAACTTTCGGATATCATCAGCGGTCTGAACCCCACTATGTTGTCCGATCGAGCACTTGTAGTTCCCGTCCTCATCACGGTGTGGCACAGCAGGAGACCTCCCAGACCACTTACATTGACGGTGCTCCGTTAGAATCTCCTTGAAGCGAGCGTGGAGGTCCTTCATGGTGTTGAACTCTTCGAGTTTCACATTCTTCAGGTGTTGGTCCTCAATAATCTTCCTCTCCTGCTCTTCGGAAGTGGGAATACGAATTTCCTCCATCACCCCCACGAGCTCAGCGATGTCGTTGAGGCTGACATCGGTCATTCCCCTCTCTTGAACAATCCGGGCAATGTTCTCCGCAGTGCGGGCCAGGTGCTTGCAGACAACGTTCGTCCTGCGCGAACAGTAGATAGTCGGCTTCTCGAACCCGGGAAACTCCTTCGTGTTCCCTAGAATGCGCGCTAGACACTGGTAGATTGCGTCAAAGTCCTTGAGATACGGAATGATTCCATAGTTGAACATGAACCCCGGGCTCTGGATCGTAATTCCTCGACCGAGACAGAGCTGTCCCGTCACGGCAAACGGAAATCGCGACAAGTTGTTGTCGGCATAAATCTTGGCAAGGGTTTCACTCAGTTCATCAGTTGCGTCGCTACTCATCTTAAGCACCACCTTGATAACCTCTCCCGTAGGGAGTTCAATCTCCTTGCGCTGTCCGTTTAAGATCATCACTGCGAAGCCCCGTGACAGAAGAAGATTTGCAATCGCGTCGTGAGAGACAACCTCAATTTCTCCAGGCGCAAAGAGCTTCGACCCGGGCAGAGAGATCTCTGGGTTTTCTGCAAGAATATCTGCGAGGTAAGAGAGTGAACCATCCTTATCACCCTCAGTCTCAACAACGTCGCACTCCTCATATCGCAGGTAAGTCGGTGCGTTATATACGACCTCATACCCACGGATGCGGATATTCCGGTAGTAATTGAAGACAGACCCGAATGTTGCGCTCACCAGCACAACACGGTCCACACGCTCGAACTGTGTGAAGTTGAACTTGCGCGCCCACATCTTCACAGAAACATCTGCCTCGTCAATCCAGATGCTGATGCGCTTGCTGAAGCTCTTCGACTTCTCCAGGTTCTTGAGTAGCTCAATGATATACCTGAAGCGCACCTTGTGTGCACAACAGCATACCATGCTAACGTTGTCCTCCTTGATGTTGTCCGCAAGCTCCCCGACCCGAATGTTGGTCTTCTTGGTCCCAGACATCCACGAGAAGATCTTGCTTGCCTCATCAATATAATCATCAGGAGCCTCCGACCCGTCGTCCGACTCGGTCTCAGACTCACTGTTCGAATCCGAGAAGTCATTCCGCATCCGCACTGTCAGGGTGTGTACGAGGAGCCGGTTATTTGACGTGATTAAGATGTTCAGGTGCTGTGCCGTCTCCTCGTTACTGCGGATCCACTCTTGCATTGAACGCGTCTTCCCGCTCTGTGCTGGCTTCCAGATGCACCACATCTTGGGGTCCATGTGATCCAACATCGTATTGTTGTATAGTTGAGAGTAGTGTGTGAGAGGCTAGTTCACAGTAAGCCTGGTACCCCGAACAACTAGGACACAGATTGAATCTGTGTGTTGTAGCTGTCAGGATGTCTTCTGGGTTTCCTGGCAGGTACAAATCCGTTTTGGACGGTTGGGACGGTCAACGTAAAAAATGTTTTGTGACGTCTATTCAGGTTATTGTTCGAGCTTACGGCACTGTTGTTCTGCCCACTCACAATCGACAATCATGGCAGAGTGTCCTATTACGTCCGACGTACTTGTTCTTGAAATTCCGCTTACACTTCACACAGTTATATTGACATCCATCCCGCCTATCGTCGCGGAGAAACTCCTCCCCGTAGTAGTAGATCCCACACCAAGAGCAAAGCGGTTGGTGACCACAATGACAGTTCTTACGGGCATCGTGTTGCTTCTGATGCGAAGCACAGAGATCTCTTTCGTACCGACACGGACACGCGTAGTAATCACAAAGCTTCATGAGTGGCAAGTCCTTCGTCCACCAGTTCTGGATCACGCTCGCCGCCTCGTTCATCACGGCAAGTTCGTTAGTGTTGGCCATTTGTGTCTTCTTCGTCGCACACCAGACATCATCACAGACACATACGAATCCGTTTTGGACGATCACAAAATGGAAACGCTTTCATCAAAAACAGCAGAAGACGTCAAGATGGAGACCCGTGTTGATGTTATTCGCAATAAGCCGTTCACTTTCGAGAGACTCCATTCTGCAGTGGAGTACTGTCTTCCCTACGATGATGAGGGACACAAGAAGTTCCGTAAGTTATACACCAAGATCTCGCTGAGATCAGATGCGAACCAACTCACAGTCGCAGATGCGATGGAGTTCTTCTCTCGAACGATCGAGGGAGGACCCGATGAAAAGGAAAAGACTGACCGTTTCATTGGCTTCCTGTGTGGAGAGCGCGTGGGATACTATGAGACGTTAGAGGATCTGTATTACGTGGTCAAGTTCAAGATTGATGAGACATCAGATATGCCTTATTGAGTCCCGAAAACTCAGCGACCAGATGGAACAGTGCACCAGCAAGGAAGACCGTGATCCACTTGCTATACCCAAATTTTTCAACAAGATAGTAGATCGGAAGAAGGAACAGACCCACAAAGAGCGCTTCGATGTACACCGGCATTACTTAGAAAATGGATTTGATTTTGGCAGGATGGTGGATGTCGTGGCAAGAATGAACTTCGACGAGGCAGTAACGAACACGACGCTTGAGCTGGGCGACCTGCGTGGTCAGTGGTACCAGATCCGGAACAAGCCGATCTGGTTGATCCGCTTTGATGAACCCGCAAAGGTCTCAACCTACATCGAGATCGAGATCATCTGGCGGGGAGGGATCGTCGGGTCTGTGATGGACTACGACGGGATGGGCATCACCCGAAAGACAAAAATCATGGAGACCTTCATGAAGCATCTCAAGCCTCCTCCGAACGGGAGGAGACCTCAACACACGATCGACCCGAGTGCTGAGATCGGTTACTAAATCTTATCAACCTTCTTCGCTTCTACCTTCACTAACTGAACTGCATCAAACTTCGTACTACATTTGTGTACCTCGGTCGATCGACACGAGACACAGAATACTTTTTCACTGCAAGAACACTTGAACTCGAGATGCGTCTTCTTCTTACAGAAATCGCAACGGGGCATTATCCGGATGCTTTGGAGTGGGGAAAAAATCGTATCCATTTTCAATGAAGACGGTCACCTACTGTGTCGTCGTTGATTCAGATGTGAACTATCCCTTACGTGAGTTCACCGAGCTGATCCAAATATACCTTGCCGATCCAGAGGGCTGGTCTGGCAAGGGATATGAGTTTGTGTTAAAGGAGAAAGGTCAGACAGATGTGATGGTTCATATGTCGTCTCCTGCAGGACTGCGCAAGGTTGGTTGTGAGGCCAACCTCAACTGTGCAGAGTTCAAGGGCAAGCATCTGCGAGTGAACTCGGTCTTGTGGACACGGGGAGGACCGAAGAGCAAGTTATCCTTGGAAGACTATCGGCAGTATGTAGTATCTCACGAGATGGGTCATATCCTAGGTCATGATCACGTGAAGTGCCCGGGTCCTGGAGAACCCGCACCGATTATGATGCAACAGACGAAGGGGATTGGTGAGTGTTCCCCGAATACCAAGATCTTTTGAGATTTAGTTGGAGTACGCCAGGCCACCCATACCGGACATCACGCGGAAGATGTTGTAGTTCACGGCATAGATGCGGAACATGAAGGGCGTCGACTTCGAGGGGCGAGCCGCGCCACCCGTCGTGATGCTATCGAAGACCAGGGTCGTGGTGTCGATGCGCGAGAAGTTACACGTTCCGGACGGCTGGTGCTCCTCGGGCTGGAGCGCAAAGGAGTACACGTTGATCGGGTTGAACGCCGTAGGGAACGTGATATCCGGAAGAACGCCGTAGAAGGTGGCAGTAGACCCAGCGGAACCGATGTTGGCAATCTGGGTGCTGATGAGGTAGGTTCCCGCACCGCCCGTACCCGCAGCATAAGCAGTTCCGTTGATCGTGGCAGCGGTTCCGTTCGCGACGATAGTAACGCCGGCAGGAACATTCGTACCCGTGATAAGCATGTTGTCAGCCACCGCGGCACCCGACACAGCCGTGACAACGAGGACGTTACCGTTCACAATGAAACCCGTGATCGTCGAGTTGGGAGACGCAGCCGGATTGAACGTGCCCGTAGAAGGAGCCAGCTGGCTCGCGATCTTCTGGCGAGAGGGCCAGAAGGCACCACCCGAGTGGTGCTGGTAGGGCTGGACCTTCCAGAAGTAGTCACCGTAGCGCTCCGAGAAACGGTCCTGGCCGTTGATCTGGATACGGCAACGGGACACAATGTCGTCGTAGCTGAAGGGCTGGGTGTACCCAGTCGCCACCGTCAGGGCGCTCGCGCAGTCTGTCTTGCGCACATCCTGGAAGACCCACACCAGCTCCTTAACCGGGTGGTTGAGTGTCAGGTCGATACGAGTGCTCTGGCTCGTGATCGTCTGGGGCATGCCGTACTGGAGCTGGTCGATCAGGTACTCGTGAGACTGCTGGGCAAAGCGACGGCGCTCCTCGACATCCAGGTAGATGTAGTCAATGTACAGCGACATGTCCTGGATGTTGGGCAGGGCAGCGGCAGCGGCGGAGATGCTCGAGTATCCCGTGGACGACACAAGGTCCGTCGCGTTCGCCATGTAGAAGTTCAGGCGAACCTCGTGGTACTGGAGGGCGATGAGGGGGAGCGCCAGTCCAGGGTTGCGGCAGAACCAGAACTGGAGGGGGATGTACAGGACACCCGGGCGACCACCGCAAGAGTTGTTGGTCGTGATTGAGCCACCGATGTTGCCTCCCACCATCGCATCGAGCTTGACGGAGTTGTCGTAGCACGAGGTCAGGTTCTCCCACAGGAAGAGCCACTCGCCGTAGTGCGTGTCGATGATCTGGCCACCGATCTCGACCTCAATCTTCTTGAGCAGGACATAGCCAAGACGGCGGTTGGCGTCGCCCGTCCACGACACGGATCCAGAGGGGACCGCAATGGACGACGTGTCGGGGAGCACGACCTCAAGGTAGGTCTTGTACATCAGGTCGGCGTTGCGGTTCACCACAGCAACGAGACGCTGCCCCCACGACGGCTTACCCGTAAAGTTGACACGGAATGCCTCCATGGCAAAATTGGTATGCCGCTTGTACAGCACCTTCCAGAAGGTGATGTGGGGGTTTCCACTGATATAGGCATCCTGAGCACCGTAGGCGACGAGTTGAAGCAGACCGCCACCCATGTATGTTTATTCTTTGCGAGGATATATTCTTCTGCCTTTGACACAATGAGGGAAAGCCAGACGAGGCGCTTCTGCAAGTGTATTACCTCAGTGAAAAAGACGCTGAAAGTGCGTCCCGGTGTTCCCAAGGAGAAGGGTGCGATTGCGATCTGTGTTCATTCTGTTTTACAATTGAAGGGTCGGACTCTCAAGCGCTTCAGGTGTCGGAAGCCGTCTCGTTTGATAACCCAGCGCCGACGGAAGTAAGCGCCTGTTTGGCGGCCATCTGTTCAGCCTTCTTGCGTGTGGATCCTGTTCCCACCCCGTAGACCTTGTTATTCACATGAACCGCAACGACGATCTCATTCTTCTGAGGATCATTGCGTCTCATCTCGTAGGTTGGAGTCACCTTCCACTCACGCTGGCAGTACTTTTGAAAGACATCCTTGTAATTGGTCACGGTGTTCACGATCTCCTCGATGTCGAGGTGAGTCTCCATCACAGTGGTCACGAACACATAGACCAGGTGGAATCGATTGCCACAGTCGGTCCACAGGGCACCGATGAAGGCCTCAAAGACATCTCCGAGCTTCTGGATGTTCTTGCGACCATTGATGGCGGCGGACTCCTCGTTGTGACGAGAGATGACATAGAAGTTGTCCAGTCCGACCTTCTGGCAGAGATGGCCAATCCGATCGTTGTTCACGAGTTCCTTGCGGGCATCGGTCAAGAATCCCTGCTTTTTCTCAGGATACTTCTTTCGCAAGTACGTGGCGATACAGACACCCAAGACAGAATCGCCCTCGAACTCCAGACACTCGTAGGAGGCATCCTGCAAGGGCATCACCCCGGAAGGACAGGGAGCCAGGGCGGCTGGGCGTCCATCAGGCGTGGTGTACTCGAGGCGTCGGACATAGGTCGTGTGAACCATGGCGGTCTGGAAAATCTTGGGGTTGGAAACACGGTAATGAGGAAGACCATAACGATGAAGGATCTGATGGATATCAGACTCCTTGAAGGCTCGGTTTCGGGGATTGTAAGGGCAATAGAGGTCCATACGTGAGGTATATGTCTCTTCCGAAACGTTTATCCGTTTTGAAGTAATGACGTTGTTCACGGCGGTAGTCCCGCCGACACCATCAACATCTCTAGTACCAAACGTCGCTGACATACGTTACCAAACCCCCTTTCGCAAGGACATGGCCATCTGCTTTGTGTTTTTCAATCCGGCCAAGTCGAAGCGTATGTTGATGAATTACTTATACACGGTGGAGAAGCTGAAGTGCGCCAACCTTCCTTACTACACGATGGAGCTTGTCTATGGCAGTGCGGATCCTGAGATCAAGGATGCCTTCCATGTTCGATCCAAGACCGTCATGTTCCACAAGGAACAGCTCTGTCGTCTTCTGGAACGGAAGGTGTCATGGTGGTATTCGAAGCTTCTGTTTCTGGATGCTGATCTGATCTTTGGAGATGTGGGATGGTACTCGAGGGTCTCGGGGGCCCTGAACAAGAACGACATCGTCCAGCCCTTCACCTCAGCGGTATGGATGGATATCACCTACACCAAGGCTCTGCAAGAACGGAAGTCTGCGGTCTTGATGGACAGGACCAAGACCTACGACTCGACCTACCATCCTGGCTTTGCCTGGGCCTTCCGTCGCAAGTGGTTCCGCACGTACGGGTTCTACGAGTATGGTCTCACAGGAAGCGGAGACACCATGTCAAGCGCCGCCTGGCTGGGTGTGGACTTCAAGCCAAACTTTATCAAGACGGCCTTTCTCAACACCTTCGAGGAGTACAAGAAGAATCCCAAGCCCCGTATCGCCTGTGTTCCCGGCAAGATATACCATCTTTTCCACGGCACGACCGCCAATCGCAAGTACGTCGACCGCCACCTGATCGTGAAGGACATCCCCGACATCAAAAAGATTGTTCGAGTCAACTGGTTCGGAGTCTTCGAGGTGACAGATCGCAAGGTCGCCGACCAGATGCGTGAGTACTTCGTCAACCGCCAAGACGATGGCATTTAAAAATATTGTGTTGGTGATATTCATATCACGTTGATGGTGAAGCCTCTGTTTGCCCTGGCTTCGCGTGTTTTGGTTACGAATGGTTCGTTCGTCTCGAATATGAAGCGAATCCAGGGTGGATTTCTTGCTCAAGAAAACCTGGTAATAGCCAAGCGTCACATTCAGGAACTGCAAGACGCACTTAATCAAATTGAGGACAATCTTAGTCCTTTGGCTTCACCTTCAACTCAAATCCGTAATCTGTCTCCACCAACTTTGGCTCGTGTCTCCGCTCAATCTCCTTCATAATCTCATCGCCCTGACCTGGTAGGATCTCTGCAAGGTAGGTCTTCAGCTCCTTCTTGGAGAGTGACCACCCCTTCTTCCACTCGTTAGGCTTCTTGACCTTAAACATCATCTCTGAACTCTTCAGCTCGATCGTCTCGGGCAAGGGTTCGCGAGACGTGGCGTAGAGAGCCGTGAGATCAAGCTCCATCGTGCGCCGGTGATCCCGGAGCTCATTGACATGATGGTTCGCCTCGTTGAGGCGCTTACCGATATCGACATACTTCGTGAGGAGAGACTTAAGGGAATCCATCTCGTGTTGACTGTCAAGATCTTCGCAATAAACTATCCGTTTTGAACAAGGATGTCCTGGCTTGACGAGGAGGAGGTCGATCGACTTCGTGAGGTCTACAACAAGGAACATAAGACAGAAACTCCCATTCCCAAGGGAACACCCGAACAACAGTGGCACACCCTGCAAGATCGGTTACATGATAAGTGCAACACGGGAACCTCAGAGTGTATTATTTCCTCCCTCCTTCGTCGTCCTCGGGCTCCGAAGGAATGGATGGTGAACCGTTACGAGTGGCTCTCGAGTGATGATATCGCAGCCGTGGAGAAGAACTACGAGAACATCTTTGCCGATTACTGTTTTATTGGCAGTGTCCCCATTGACTTTGATCTGAAGTCCGAGACACAGGTCTGTGTTGTGTCGGCTCTTTGCAAGGCCAGGCTGGATAAGCTGTATGAGAGTGGTCATCATCGGATCGGCATCATCTTTAACACGGATCCCCACGATGGTCCTGGTGAGCACTGGGTCGCTCTCTTCTGCGATATTCGCCCTGAGCTGGAGTTTCCCCGTATCACCTACTTTGATTCGTATGCTCACACGCCCGAGAAGGAGATCCAGACCCTGATGAAGCGGTGGAAGGAGCAGTGGGATGCCTCGAAGATTCATGACAAGCCGATGAAGATGTCGTACAACGCCACTCGGCATCAGTTCAAGGATTCGGAGTGTGGAATGTACTGTCTGTACTTCCACTATGCCTGTCTGATGGGGATTCCGATGGAGACGCAGGTTCCGGACGACATAGTCAACGGGTTTCGCAATCTGCTTTTTACTATGCCCAAGGAGTAATGGAAGCCCTGCTTGCTGCTGGACTGATTGGCGTGCTTGGTTACTCGATCTGGAAGGATACGCAACATCCCGACGAGGATGTCGTGAGCGGACCTCGTCTGCGCCTCTGTGATTACTACTGCTCGGGAACGACCAACGCGGATCCCGTTGACACCGTGGCCAGTGGTCGTCGTCTTCTGGAGATCCATCTCTACGCCGATGAGAACGCCAAGCCGATTGTGGCCAAGGCTCGCATAGATCCGAGCTTTGATTATGCCTACGAGTACTGGACCTTCGACGAGGTCTGTGTCGCTCTGAACCAGGCCTTTCCGAACCACGATCCCTTCATTCTCTCCATAGTTCCCCATGTGACCAACAGCGTCACCCTGAACAAGGCTGCGCAGATCCTCAAGACCACCAATCGCAAGTACCTTCTGGATGTGAAGGAGAACGTGCACTCGATTCCGATGGACTACCTTGCCAACAAGCTCATCCTGGTCTCAGGGGGTATTCAGGGCACAGAGCTAGGTGAGATGATTAACATGTCGTGGTCCGAATCCAATCTTCGCCACC